TGATGCCCAGTTCTCGGTAGCAAAGGTAAGTTACAACACCATTGAACGAAGAAAGGGTTGAAAGCGTCTTGGCTGATGAGAAGCCAGAGCGGAACATTTGGAGGCTTTGCTCAATGAAGACATGAGAAAATTTACAATTACCTTGATACCACGTTTCGTGTCGAAGACTCCTCAAAGTCTCAAATACTTTTTGGTATTTTGCAAATATGTCCGGATAATGGTTTTTATTTCGAAGATCTAGGGCATCCGTTTGGACAACTTCTCCATCTTCATTTAAAATAGTGATACCAATAATGCTGGTTGAAATGTCTAGTCCTAAAATCATAGAAGAACTATAGCAGAGGTTCTACTAGATGTCAAGTTTTAATTTGAAAGTAACATCACGGCTTACTTTTTTGTTGAGAGGGGTGGCGACCTTGGCTATTCCAATACAATTCATATCTTCATCATAAATTTTAACTTTAGATAGAAACGTTTGTTTTTGGAAGCTCTCGGTCAGATCTGAAAATGCACCGCTTATTGTGTTTTTTATTATCAGCTTATCAGGCTCTTTATAAAATTTAGAGCCAGTAAGCGGATCTAAGCTTTGTGAGTATTGTATATAGGTTGGGTTATTCGAGTGATTCAATTCTCCAGCTACAGCGTGAGTGAAAAGGGTCATGACATTGGTTTCTGTGGATCCGGAAAACCTCAAGGCAAAGCTACTGCTTGGAATATTGTATCCCAAACTTGCCGTCTCTGCACCAGCGCCGTAATAAATCCACTTCGGAGCGACTCCGCCCCCACCAGTATACCCCTCGGTGTGGTCCGTATCTAAGGACCAAGATCCTGTAAGTAAAACAAACCCCTCATTATAAAGAACAACACCAGCGACAGAGGAAGACCCTTGGGCGGAGCCGTAAGTATTTGCTGCGCCGGTTACCTGTATTAATTCTCCATTTTTGTTAACGTCTTCCAATCTTCCAGCAAGGGTACCGCTAATGTAAAAGTCCAACTGCACGGTGCCTTTTTTAATAGAGCTTCCATAGAAAATTGAAGGTATGCTTATCAAATTTACTATTTGAACACCCTTGTTCCAGCCAAATTTTCCGGTTTGTTGGTATGTATAATGTGGGCTTGCGTAAGAATAATAATTTAGCGTGTTCTTTAAAGCAACTACTCTATTAAATTCTCCCGTGGTATTGTTTGGACCAGCAACACCTGTATAGAGAAGTGTTTCGTGATTGACTGGGAAGATATCTCTAGATATACTAGCGGAAAGCGTATAGGAGCTTTCAAAATTAGTCCCCGGTACTGCACTGGCGAAATCATCACTGGAAACAGTCTTTAAACTAGTTAAATAGCCGTCTTTAGTAATGAAGGGCTTTATAAACCCAGTTCCGCCCGGAATGCGTGTGCTTTGGTCAGTTCTGTCTACATTGTATTCGTAAAGACTTATGTGCCCCGGAGGCACGTTGGGAACAGAGCCAGTAAAGGCTCCAGACATCAAAGGATAATTGTCAAAAAATGTTTCGTTTTGGTAGACATAAAATTCAACGCTTGGATTAGCCTTAATTACATTTCTTACAATGTCGTCAGGTCCAAATGAAAAGTATGTGGCCATAATACAACTCTTAATTCCTCTAGGTTAGTAATCCAAACGAACTCTTAATACCAATTCTGTATCGGGAGTCTTTTGTAGTGGTTCAGATGTTTTTGCAACTGCCAACAATTCATTATTCGCAGAATATAAACCAACAGTTGTGATGTAAGAAACTGGTTGGTCGAGTGACTCGTTTTTGACACGGATTTTGCTGTCGCTCAAATATGTTGGGTTTGAACTGTAATTGAATTCATTGTGGGATGCGCGACAGAAATATACTGTAGAGTTTAACTCAGTTGTGTTATTGAAACTAAGATTGTAAATTCTGTTTCTGATTGCGTCACAAGATCCAGAAATTGATGATCCTGTTACGAAATAGAATCCCGTTTTGCCATTTGATATGTCTATTGGTATTCCAAACGGTACAGCATGTTCGGTGCTTGTTTTCAATAGCCCACCTTCATCTGCTGGTCTGAAGAGAGATCCAGAGACAACCGCGATTCCAGCTTGGTAAAAAAGTAAGCCTACTGGAACTTGTTCATTTTCAAGTAGCACTGGCTGATTGTTTCCACTCGAAGTGGCATACAGAACTCCGTAGTCTCCTGCTGGCGAGTTGACGAGATAAGAGGTTGTACCACTCAGGTCTGCAATTGCCACTCTTGAGGTAAAATTTGCCCCATCAAACGCAGGATCGTCGATATTGTTTTCGACACCCATGATTAATGAAAAGCTTCCTTTCTTGATCTCATCTTTTTGAAGCAATCTTGCAACGTTAACAAAGAAGACCTCTTTTAATTTTGTGCCGCCAGCACTAAGATCTCCATCCTCATCAAACTTTCTAATTGACCCAGTGGCATCGTATCCCATCAAGACTTGTGCCATCTGATTATACATATTAATTTTATCTTTGTTTTGTGTATTAGCAGAGGATGAAAATGCAGAGTCGTTTGAGTACCCAATTGTTAAGTCAAAAATGTGATTTGCCGATGAACTTAAGTGCGGGTAATCATACACCGACTGAAATAAGCCGTGGGAGAAATTCTTAATGTTTGTTTCGGTAGTTGTAGCACCTTGGTTATAAGTACCGGAGACAATTGAACCCGTAATTGGGATAGACTCGTGCAACAATGTCCTAGTTGATGTAATATCATTATTCAATAATGATTTGAAAGTAGTAGCCATAATTTATCAATCCTTTTTAGTCTTTCTTGATGTATCTCACTGGTACGTTGATTGAGTACCCTGTTGTTGCTCCCGTTACCTTAATGATGGTGTCAATATAGGAATAAGTGCCGCTAGCTCCGTTCCAAGTATTGCCAGACGATCCTAGTTTTGTAAACAAGAATGTACTTGTTTGGAGTTCAAGAGAAGGCTTAATTTTAAATCTAAACGCCCCGCCCCTTGGTCCGTCAATTGGTGTTCCAACTGTCTGGGCTGTTAGGGCAGCAAAAAATCCCTGCGTATCAGAAACGTTTGCAATGTTATATGTCGCAACATTATCATCGTCTAAAAATGAAAATGGTTGTGCAATGTTCGATGGGCTTGATAAAATTCCAAGCCTATTATCCATTTCGATAATATAATGTGTCTCGACCAGAGAAGGGTCGAGAGTTTGATTAGGTGAAATTTCCGTCGTATCTAAACCCTGATCTAGCTGAATGAACTTGTTTGTGTTTTTAACTGCGAAGAAAACCCCCTGTCTATTATCAGAAGAGAGTGCCTCGAAAACATCGTCTGTTGTTTCGTCCACTAGAACACTAAATGAGTTTGCGGCTTGAGTGCCTGTTGCGTTCAAAGCTTCTCCGTCTGTCTCATTGATTAAAACAACGGGAAGATAAAGTAGATTATTTTTGGCGATTGAAACCAATTTACTTTTCATCGTCGACGTATTATTTGTAAAAGCCTCAAGAACGGGAGTCGAAAGAATATCTATGGCATAATAAGCCGACCCGTTTGTATTAGTTTTATCGTATTTTGAATAATCGATTTCGTCATCTGCGAAAGCAAATTTAGTAATTTTAAAGGACCCGTCACCTGCTGCCAGTCTTGCTCTTCCAGCATCGGTAAGAACCGCATCTAAAATAATATCTCCACTATTGTCTAAGAAAGCCATTTGTATAATCTCCTCAATAACTTATGTTACAACCATAATTAGTATTTTTTAATAAATAATCCCTTTTTTGTTTGTTAGCAACCTTTTGCAGGATCTATTGGATTAGTATGATTAGTCTTGAACTTAATATTTAAGTCAATTATTTTACCAGTATGTTTTGAAATTACTCTAAATTTAAACTTCTTTTGATTCCAAAGCGAATGGTTTCCAATACCCAGAATGGGAAGGTCAACAATCGAACTAGCGTTATTTATACCTGATTTTTCTTTGTTAATTAGTTTCTGTATCATAGCTGCTTCAATCTTTAAATACTGCTGAAACTGTCTGAACTTAGTGCCGAGAGAACTGGAATTAAATTCATAAGTATTCACGACCGGAAAATATACACCAGAGTCAAAAGTCATTTGTACAGCAAAAACGGCTGATGGATTAGAAACATTGTCGTGAATATCTATTGCTCTAAACATAAAGTAAAAAGTCTTATTCGGCTCCAAGTCTTCGATGAAGGCTGTTGCTTCTTCAACATCGAGATCTTTGTATTTTTTACCAATAAAATCAGCATAGCTGTTTGGGGGTGTATCTAACTTGAACACCTGATATCTTTTTGGAAAATCATCAGATTTAAATCTCAAGTTAGGTATCATATATGTTCCATCTTCATTTCTAGCGTTTCTATTTTGCGATGTCCTTTGTAAATTGAAAAGCTTTTCATCATCAGGCTCTACAATTATTGGTAATTCTTCCCTGTCTCCAGTTTGATTCTCAAAGGTCATCAACAATTTTGACACCCTGCCTACAAGGGGATCAAAATTTACATTTGGGGGAATTGGGGGTAAATCACATATAACAACCTCTTCCTCATAATAGGGGACTTCTTCAATTCTTATGCTTGGATATAGAATAGACTTGAATATAGCCAACTTGTCAAATTGAATGTCTTCTTTCGGGTATGATTCTGAAGAACCTAACTCCAACGTTTCCGCCGCAAAAACTCCAAATTCAAAGTGTTGTCCCACATCTTGATTTTGATTTTTTTCATGGGACTTGCTGTAAAAATGAAATGGAAACTGCCCTGCTGTGACAGGTATAAACCCCGGTTCAGGGATCATGTCGGCGTTATAAACCATTGGCCCCTCGTCATATCCCTGCCTCGCTGATCGAACTATGGTATCAGCATCAAACTTTTTGGAATAGCCCAGTTGGAATGCTAATTTGTTTGTATAACCGTTATTGGAAAAGATATACCTATATTCAGAACCAACAACGATTCTATATTGAGTTATTTTGTAACGATAAACTTTTCCATACTTAACTTGAGAGTCGATATATCTTAGTTTTTTAATTTTTGGAGTCAGTTCTGCTTGTTCTCCTGCCATTATTTGTTTTATATCAAGACTCTCTGCGAAATGCGGGATGAAAATATTTTGAATTGTTTTACCATTAAAATCCAACTTTTCTATTCTATACATTATCGGCTCAGAATATGAAGGTTTTTTAGATAATATTTCGTTAATTTCTCTCATCTTGTCTGCAAAGATAGATTTTAAATTGCCTATAGAAGACACAACCGGACCAATTTGGGAATTTTCCGTAGGGGACTGAAAGGTATCAAAGCTGTAATCAGTGAAGTATTCTTTGAATTTTGATTTATCAATTAAAGGCTTGCCTCCAACTGCTTCCCCCTCTAAATTGTACTCAACCTCAAGGTGTGTCAAGTAGCTCTGGTACCATCTTTCGAAATCAGAAGACGCCTGCTGGTCTTCAGACATCTGTAGAGCAGCCCCAGCCCACTGTGGCAGATCAGTTGACGGCTTTAAAGAAGTAATTCTTTGTTCGCTTCTCCCACCAGAGCTTTCGAGAAAATATTTTGCTGCCGCCATAAGAGACTTTGAGAATTGTTTGTGTGCAAGAGTGACCTCTGGTTGTGTTACAATATCGGTTTTTAGACTGAGGTCATATTTAACTTCATAATCTGACTTTGGACCATACACAAGAGTTAACAACGTAAAAAGAAAATCTTTATAGATTCCACTTCCATGTAAAACATCGTGTATTTCTCTATTTGCATTTGAATAGATATCGAATTCAACAACATTGTGCATAGGTAAGACTTTTTTAAAGTCTGCATTGTTATGAGATTTTAAAATGTCTTCGTCGCCAATAAAAATTAACTTTTTTGACTTACTTGCATCGACAAAATCCTCATATGGAAGGCAGTTTATGGCTTTAGACCCAAGATCAAAAAAAGCTTCTTTTAGAGCGAATCCCTTGTCTAATGATTTTGTATAGTCGTACACATTTGGAATTGCAATTTCCGGAACGTGTACTAGGGCATTTTCCCACGTAGCATTTAAATAATTGTATTCAGGAGTTACATCTGCTGTTAAATAATTTTTATCAGCCACTAACGATCCATCCATAGCTTTTGGGTTGACTGGAATGCCGGATGGCACAGAGACTTCAATTAAATTTGTCTTTTCAATCTTGGGACCAAAGCCAATGCCGCCACCGTTCCCGTGACCTTGTGGTGGCGGGAGAACTTCGTATTGTGCAATAGATATAGTAGACTCAACATCAAACGACCTATCGTTATATAGGCTGTCTTCTATCTCTTTGAGCCTCTGAAATGCTATTGAGGAAATTTCTTTAGATTTTTGATCTGCGTCTTGACCAAGCAGCTTGTCCTTGTAAAAAGAAGAAGCTCCTCCGAGTAGTGGTGTGCCTTCTTCAGAAAACCCGTACATAGTCCTCTCAATTGTCCTATCATAATCAAACACACTTCTGGCATTATCAAAAGTTAGTATGTTTAGACCCGTGTTTGTTTCATCGGATATAAAATCCAAGCCTTTTGTTGAATATGTGTATCCATCTGATTTGTGGGGGATCTCGAAGAATAAAGAAAGAAAGTTTAATCTGTGTTTATCTAGTAAACGCTTATATTCATTAAGTGCATCATTCTTGAAAGGAACGACCTCTGTGTATATGCAAATATATTGTTCTTTCTTAAAGTCAAAGACCTTGTACTTTTCTCCAAAGGCATCTACATTTGGCACATTCTGCGCTATGGTTGGCAAAACAGCTTCACCGTCAAACGGGCTCTCTTGAGGTGAACTAAACCTTACTTGTCGAATGCCTGTTCCTTGAATATAATTAAAAGGAAGATCATAAACAAAGCTTTTTGAGTAGTTCACCACATCACTAGCATGCTTTCCGATAAGGCTTCCGCCAAAGCCGTCTTGACCTTCGTTGGAATTCTTTAGCAAAGTATAACTCTTGTTGGGGTATTGGTATGGCACAGAGCCAATAGATTGTCTAAAGGGATCATATGTAGCACTGCCAGCAAAACTATTTGTTAGAGTATATTTTTTCTGCACGGGCGTTAATCCTGCGGCGGTATTAAAAAATACAAATCCGTTTTGTGTAACAATCTGATATCTTGATCCGAAAAATGCTTCGTAATAGTTCATTCCCGGTTGAAATATATAACCCTCTGCGTATGGAAGCGTCTTGATTCCCGGAATTTTAGGTATTTTGCCTTTAAGTACACTGAACCGTGGGTATTCTGTAACATTGGTCCCAAAAGCATTCCCTGATTTTTGATAATCTAATAAATTCATTTTATTCTCATTCCAGCCTAATAAGTAGACGCGCCGCCACCATTATTACCTGTTGTTCGGGTTGTCTGCCCTCCCTGATCGGAGGATGCTACTTCTGCAAAATTAAAGGCAGTTGCTTTGAAATTAGTAGGCAAAAACCTGCCAAAACCCGCCTTTCTCACTTCTTCCGCAAGAACTAAAGCTGTTTTCGTTTCGTTTTCCATTCTGCTTTTTCTTTCTTCTCCCTCTGCTACAGTATCTCTAATGCCTACTTTTGTTAAACTAATGTCCTTAATTACAACATTCGAGTTCATGAACTCTGGTCTTATGGCTTCAAGCTCTTTAGATAGTATAGGATCAGTCGTATTTGCTCTCTCAGTAAAAAATTGATTTATTTTTGACCCAAGTCTGCTAACTCCAGCAGAGCTAATTCTGCTCGATCCGAGTTCGGTCTGAAGAATGAACTCTCCTTTCTCTGTTGTGTCCTGATTACGGGAGTCTTGGGAGACAAAGAAAAATTCGTTATATGTGGGGAGAGACAAGTTACTGTTCTCTGGTACTCCATACGTATTGTTGACATATGGAATGTGGCGACACAATATAGATTGCCCCCTATTCACCTTGTCGAGATCGCTCTTATCGAGAGCAGTCCAAAGGGGGCTCTTTATTGAAGCTATATCTCTTTGATTTTCAAAGCCCCTGAATGCTTCTACTTTCCTGATGTTCTTATAATTAAAGAAAACCAACCCAGCGTTTAGAGGGCGTCTGAATGAATCCTCGCTATCGCTTATTTGATCTCCAACATTATTAAAAATACTGCTCTTATTGACAGATTCTGACTTTAGCAGGGAAAGTAAAAGGGCTTTTATCTGATTTGGTGCCCTGTTTAACTCTGGGGATCGGTTAATATTTTGCCCCGTTGTAGAGTTTCTGTTCCTATCAGAGCTAGAAACTAGTTGATTTTTGAAAGTTTGTGCCCCCTCATCATCATTAACAAAATAATAACTAATAGAATTATCATCTGATAGGAAATTTTCTTTCGAGACCTGATTAATCGTTGAAAGTAGCGCCTTTGTTCCCTCGGGCATTGGTCTTGCGCTCTTTTCTCTCTGCTCTTTACTAAACAAGTTTTCTCCCTCGTCTATACGGTCGCTTTCAGATTGTTTCGAGAAAACAAAATTGCGGGATGAGGTTGAATTTCTCCTTGCTTTTCTACTGTTCCCAATGGCAGCACCTTGAAACACCGAAAAGTTTTCAATCAAATTTTGTTCTGTCCTGTCAACATTTGGCAAAGTCTTGTTCCCGTAAAACAATCCTTTATTTTGATTGATTAGGGAAGCTTGTGTTAAAATATCATTTAAAGCGGATCCGTCAACACTTTTGAGCGAAGAATTGATATTCGAAAAAGAAACATCTTTATCTTCTTGTCTTAAAAATATATTTGATACAGTTAAGAAAGAATATTTTGTATTATCTATCTTATCGCCTTTATTATAAATATCACCATTTTTATCTCTAATTTCTATTTCAGAGTTATTCGATGTAAAATATTTTGAAGTTTCTATTGAGAATCTTTGATCTAGTTCTTCTTTACTAAGCAGCGTAAGACCATCGATGTTATTTTCTTCCTGATCTTTGGTGGAGAAAAGAAAGTCATATCCGATATTGGGATCAGTCATAGCATTGAATTTATTTTTAAAAGTATGACTAATAGCAAAAGATCTATCGCTCCGAGTGCTCTCGACAGAGGGGTTGGATGCTATAGCCTCACTTGTTACATCTGCATTGTATTTTATGTATCTTGTATTCTTGCTAATCAATCCTTTTAATGTTTTTTCGAGAGAATACATTAGTTGTAAGACCTTTTGAATACCATCCGGACTCCCAGTTGCTGGGCTTGAGATATTTGTAAGGTAATTCAAAATAGACACCTCAGTCAAGCCCTTTGATTTAATTTCATCTGACAATTGGAAATATAATCTTGTCATAAATCCTATTCCTCTGAACAGGAAATTATTACTTGCAAAATTTTCATTAACATTTGAATTGTACTTTTGGTTGTAAAAATTTAAAAATGAAGGATTGAATTGTTCAACCAAGGGATCATAATATGTTTGTTTCTCAAGGCTGTCTTTGTAGTATTGCTCAAATCCCGGAGATATGCTAGAGCCTTCGATTATTGTTTGCAAAGAAGATAATTGACTTTTAATGAACGGCATAACTGCGTCTTCCGCCTCAATTTCTAAAGAATATGAATATTCTCCGTCTCTTTTAGAGGAAATATCAAAATCTGCCCCTGTAAAGTGTCTAATTCCTTTGTTCTGCGTGGGTGTTCCAAGAAATACTTCCCCTATCACGCCAAAAGTTTTTGGTTTCAAATTATTTCCGCTTGGATCTCTTGAAGAGTTATCATTTATTCGTGTCAACAGCCCACGTCCACCGCTATCTGAATCAGCGCTATGTGCAACAACGACAGTTTCTTGGCCTTCCGCGATTGACATCTTGCTTGTTTGGGATGTCAACGTCTGGTGGCTTGTAATTCTGTCTCTCCTTATTGATATGTTTTTAATTTTTGTTTGCTCTATGACCCTTTGGTAATTATTTATATCAACAGCCTTCATATTGTCCAAAATCTTTGGAAAATCTGTATTTCTTTTTACCAATTCGCCCATATTCACAGAAAACATAAATCTAGCAGCATTTCTTTTGTCTCTAGTGATATAAAAGTCAGAGAAAAAATTGTCCTTTTTTTTGATCAAGTCTAAATTTGAACTATTCCTCAATTGATCAATGAGTTGTTTATTGTCAGTAATATAGTCTGTGCTTCCCAGTAAGTCAAATTTTAAACTAGCTAATTTATTATAAATTCTATTATCTCTTATTTTTACGTTGTTAGTTCGTACTATAGTAAGATAAGAATCATCAGACCCGCCAGAGTGAGAAGAATATTTCATCCATTGACCATTACTCATCTGATGCACTGGTCCATTCCAAAACATACCTCTATTATCTTTAAACGCGAATGCCCTCTTATTAACATTCTTATTGTTTAAGACTATTTCTGAGGATATCTTTCCTATGGAGAACATATCGGCTAATTGGCTTGAAGAACTTCTCCTACCTAAATCTAAAATCTCTTGTTCTTTATCGTGAAACGCAAAAACGAAATAAGACAAAAATGATCTTTCAGTACCTCCTTCCGATTCACCAATAAAAAATTCAGATTTAATCGGAATTGAATAAAAAGATGTGGAGTCGGCAGCGTTGGAAAGAGAGTATGGTAGAGCCCTTTCGTTATCCTCGACCATTGTATTACCCATTAGGTTGATGCCTAAGCTTCTGTTATACTCTGTTGTTAACATTTGTGTAATAGGTATAATTTTTGTCTTAATGGGGCCGGATGCGAAGTCCCGTTGATTTATATTTTTAATTAAACCGCTGAAGTATGTGAAAGGGTTTGCGTTAATTCTGTCGTGTTGTGATTTTGACGCACATTGAAGCACCATTATTTTAGTATACTTGGAAGCCTCGATTGATTCGAGCAGGGGATTGAGATTCGAAAATTTAATACTCATGTTGAGATTAATCTTCATTGCTCCGGATGTGGACGACTCCTTGAATAATTTTGAACTGTAATTGACAGACTGCCTTCCTGTGATAATGTGCGGATTATCTGTCTTATTCTTATTAGTTTCAGAAGATACACTCAGTTCAATATTCTGAATGTAAATATTGGGCAAAGAGCCCCCTAATAAATCTTTTCCTCTTGTTTTATAGCTCATTATCGTCTTCACACAGATCAAAATCGTTTGACGGAGGTTGACCTGCTACTCCTAATGTCTTTGTGGGTGTTTGTATTTCGTTATCTACTGATACTTTAAAAAAATGTTCGACATAATTTTCTTTAGCATCTAAATTGTTTCCTGTTTTGTCGTATAAATAATCCGCATATGTATTTGAAAAATATTCTCCTCCAAATTTCAAAGGAAGCAAGATTTCGTTTTCCGTATCGGGATTTTGTATTTCGTACACCTCTATCACAAAATTTTCTTTATCTTTCAGAGAATTGAGTTCTTTTAAATCGATTGATATGTAATCTTCTTCAATCTTTATATATGACCCATCATCGGATATTCTTACATAATTAAATTCTGCTGGCTCATCAGACCCCTTCACTGATATAATCTCATCCAACGGGGCTGGCTTTCCGTCTTCACCTAAATGCCCGATTGTAGTCTCGTAGGTAACTTCTATCTCAATCTGAGGGATTCTTGAGACCCCATAAGATCCACTATCATAATAAATTGATTCTTTAATCTCTCCCTTACTAAGATTCAAATCATACGCCGGATAAAATATTGAGTTATACTTCGAAGTGCCTAGGGGTATTTTGAGACCGGAAGTATTTTGTTTCTTAGGAATTGGGTATTTGTATGGCATATCGCCAAAAGTTGGGCTTAGATAATCTTCGACTTTGGGTGGTGCGAGGGGTGATCCGGGTTGAGTGATGGTTCCCTGACCTGCATTAATTCCCGACCCCTGGCCAGCACCGGGTCCTGCCAGCGGGGTAAAATCGTATCCCGGCAATTGACCAATAGGGTTCTCAACCCCAAAGGGATCTGTGACTTCAAAACCTGCTACCCCACTAGCATTACCAGTTCCCGTGCTTGTACCAATTGGCAACACTTGCCCAATAGGATTCAACACAAATTGTCCGTATACTGTAGTTACTTTTGGATCTTTTTCATTGTTGCTGATTTGATTTACACTCTTCTCAACAGTATCAACGCTATGAATCACCTTTATCCTAGGCGTTTCCTTGATTCTATCTTCTGTATCTTTTTGATTTTCATTTGGACCCGCAATGCCAGTGTCGTCAGATTTCGGAGGATCTCCTTGGTATTGGGTGTCATAGTCTACATCATCATCGAAAAAAGCATAAAACGCTGGCTTTAGCTTTCCAACAGATAATAAATACTTTCCGTATTGGGTCAGTTGAAGATCTAATACTTCTTCTTTTCTATCAAAAAATTCCATAGCACCTATAAATAGCCTTACTTGTTAAAATTCTATTCTTTTGGGGGTTCAAAAGTAACTTCAGATTCAATTTGAGCTAACTCTACAAGAGAAAAGAAATCATACGGCCAGTTGTAGCTGTAAGTCAATTCAGCATCTGCGTTTGAAGCAATACCTTGTAGTTCTTGCAAGGCAGTAAATGTAAATCCTTTTGCAACTTCGGACTGTTGAGTGACGTTGAAAAAGTTATTTCTTGCCTTCTGCTTTACCTTGAACACCATCCATCTGATATTATCGGGCAATTGTCCTTTTTTATACTGACCAAAGAACTCATAATTGACCCCTATCTCGTGCTCAATGGCAGAGGTACCCCTCTCTGCTGTCGTGGAGATTTTAGGCATTAAGTTCTGCCAAATATCTGCTAGATCTTGTTTATCTAAAGCGTGAGTAAACTCGAAAATATACATCACAAACGGATCAATATTCGGATTGTTTATAAAGTCCATTTGCGGTGGTAGAGAAAACTTTTTCATTTTAGTGAGCATTTCTGTTATCGATGTCTCTCCAATGTCAGATGATACTCCAAAGTCGCCAGCTAGTAGTGCTTTGTTTTTTGTTTCGTAATTAAGCTTTTGCTTGGCAAACATATCTGAATTGATTGAGAAGAAGTTGCCTTTTTCATCAATTGGCACAGCAACAATCGCTTCAGAAATTGTTTTCTTACCTTTGAGCTTCCCTACTCTTTCTTTCGTAGCCTTAAATCCGCATACTTCAATGAGAGACCCTGTTAATGAGCTTATTGTAGCATCCGCTACATTGTTAATCACTTGTGGATAACTTTCTTTCAATTGTAAGAATAGCCCCTCAGATCCCGTTGGTATTACACCGTAGCCCTTCCAAATACCTCTAGAGTAAAATCTTTCCTTTCCATCTGCATTGGGACCAACAGCAGCGCCTAGGGAATCAGTATCCATATTTGCCATGTTGATAGAGGGGCACTCAAATTTAGTTTCAATAACCCAAGCGTCATTTGTTCCTTGAACAACAGGAGTTGTTGCTTTTTCTGCCTTGAACGTGCCGTCTGGATTTTTCTCTGTCCCATATTGTACTTCTTTTAATGTAACCTGCCCGAAAAGGTTGACAGACGAACTAAGTTGCATCTGGCCTATGCCGGCTGGGAATCTTGTTCTATATTGGTTTTCCTGAAGAGTCTTGGCTTTTTCATTCTCGTTGGTAAATATTGTCTCAACCTTAGCATTTGAAAGAATTTCTTCTAGAGTAAACTTAGATGCTTCTCCATCCACCATGTCTCTAACTGCGTGTGGACTAAAAGCAATCCTTGCAACCGATGTTCCGTAGAAATACGGTGGAGTGTGCGGTGCGTAACAGGGGTCTTGCGCTCTAAATGATGCGAATGGCACACTTCCTGTACCACTAGATCCCCAAGCATACGGATTACTTTGATAGGCAGGTCCATAGTGCATTCCCCTTGCACTAACTGCCCTATTTACTATTCCGTCTCCAGCAGTAGCTGCTATGCCATGGAATGTGTCTGGACTGACCGCTCCGGAGAATGCCATTCCGCCATCATAATTGAATGTCCCCGGTGGAGGACCTTCGTATGATACAAAATTATCTGTTTTGTATAACAAAACGTCCATATAATAAGTCGAACCAGACACCATAGATTTAAAATCTTTTTCTGGTTTTGAGATAAAACTCGTTAGCGCTCCCTTTTCTAGGAAAAAGTCAACGGACTCTGCAAAGAAATTATTTGCCGCTAATGAATACTTTGGATCGCTTTGACCCTTCCATTGGAAGAATATCTGAGGTTGCTGTCTAGGCGTTGGTCCAGTTAGCACGACATATGGAAAATCTTCTGTTTGTTTTGCATAAAATTGATCAGCATATATCCGAGTAGCAGATCCAGTAAAGTTAGGATAAACAAAATATACACTAGAAGATAGCGTGGTTTGCCCCGAACTGGTCAAGGAAGATGATACCGGCAAAAATTGATCTGGATCTAAAATTGCTTCAAATGGAAACTTGTAATTTGGAGCACTAGAATACATATTAGAGACAAAAGTAGCAGCCTGAGTGGTTGGAACCGATGGATCTTGCGATGCTGGTCTTGTTGCCTCTGGGGCTGACGCTGTATGCACTGGGTAACTGACAGCAATTCCTGATTTAATTGTATTAAAAAAGATTCCGGGGGCAAAAAATGGTTGGTATAAAGCCGCTAACCTTTCTTGGTCTCCATCTCTAACGCTAGATCCCTCTATAAAAGGAGCATAAGAAGAGGAAAACAAAGTTCCCAATTGCACCGATCTTAATGCTGGGTAAAAGCCTTGATAAGGTAACAATTTTTTAACAGCATTAGCTTCCAATCTAATTTTTGATGCGAAAGCGGTATCGTTCTTCTTGTGATCTTCCTGTATAACAGAGAAGTGTTTCATAAAATCACTATGAGAGTATACTTTGAAAAAGTCCGGTTGTAGAGAGCCAGTCTCACTTGCTGCGCTCGATGTATTATTTAAAGAAGATCCAATTAAATCTAAGAATTTACTATTATCAGCAAAAAAGCCTTCTTTCAAGTAATAATCAATATGATCTGTGATTCTAAATTCTGGCAATACTGTATAATCTTTTGCTATTCTACGGATGTCTTCTGAATAATCCTCATATGAATTAAACCATGGTGCCTTCCCACTCAAAACATCTGCTCTGTATGGAGGTATCAGGTGCAATGATGCTGATGGAACAAACGTTCTACCGATACCTGTCTGTGCGAAAGCTGCACCCGACATCATCATATTTGGATACTCATATTGGAACGAGCAGGATGGGGCAAAATTTAATTCTGCCAAGAAATTAGGCAAAGGTCCAGATCCAGTTAAAGAACCATTATTCCTAACCTTGCCTTGGATATTAATTCCCAATAGATTATAAATCCACCCAGCGTATGAAAGTTCTCCATTTTTGTCGACATTGTTAAATGCTGGCACTGAGGATGGATTAAGAAACCCTCCAGATGGAGCTAACGGAGCCCAGAAAAAAGAATTATTTGTCACAGCGTTGCCGTTTATGGATGAGGAAAAGAAGTATAAGTTGTAGAATGGCTCTTCGGAGTCTAACGGCCAAACGCTCATATCCGTCATTCCAAATATTGAAGATCCGCTAGCGATGATTAATCCTTCTGCGTTTCTAGCAACAGCATCACTTCTAAGTCTATCATTAACATTGTTTTTCCAAAATGCTAGAGACTCTCCTAGATTTAAATCAAAATCGGTTGAACCTTGAGAAACGGTGTAATTTTCCCTTCCTCTTGTTTTGGCTAGTGCTGTATTTCTTTCGCGAGGATAAACAACCTCTCTATAAGATAGCTTCTCTAGACCATTAAACGGATTTGTGTCTTCCGGAATTGAATCAGATAGATAAATATTTTTCAATGCGTTATACGTAAGATTGGCGATATTAATATCTTTTTCATATCCAAGCAAATCGTCTATCTTATTGTTGGCGAACGTACCCAAGAAATTGGCATAGGTACTATCAATTTCAAGCTTGTTGGAAGAGTTTTTTCCCGCCTTTACGCTAATGTCATGCTCAAGAGGCTTATACTTGAAAGAAACCATTGGTTCTGTAAAGTTTTCGAGGGTTTGTGTCGTTATTTTTTGTAGTTTGGTATCGCCCGGAGATATGCTTGTCTTTTCCGTAAGAATAGAAAATCGGTTGATATCTCTCATATATCTTGCAACTGGATGATTCGATGTTCTTGTTTGTCTCCAACTTGGATATCCATATGGACCATTACCCTTTAGTAGAGCTAGGTGAAAAGCTTGTGCTGGATTTGCAGACCCTAGTGCTCCTCCGACTATTGTTGCTCCAATGAGACCTCCGGGTATATTAGCATTGTAACTCACCGTGTTGTTGTCTAATTCATCAGCGTCGGCATATGAGAAAGTATTTAAGCCAACAAAGTCTTGAGGGATGAAAAGATTGCCGGCAGCATAACTTGGTCGACCAAGGATATATTTTCCATTACCTAGCAAAGAGGTGTTTATAAACATTCCAAATTCACTAGCACTGACAAAAGTAATGTCACTTGAGGCATAGCTTTTGTTTGCATAGTCTTTTTGAGAAAAACCTAGCGGAGTTGTTATTGCAGACGCTGTAATCCAAGAATATTGCCTGTCGCTTTGTGGAATTTGGTGCTGGATATAATAATTGTCATATATGCTACTAGTTGTTGCTGTCTGGAATATGTCTGTGTACTCTATACGCTTTGCAGCGTTTCTTTGTGTTTTATGATAAGAGGCACTAGGTGACCCGTTAACACTATCATATCCCCCAAAAGCAGTATGCCTTGTTAACAGCGTCTGTAATGGCTGTCTAACTGATAAATTTCTGTACGTCATTGCATTATAAGGAGAATATACCTCAGACTCATAATTTAAAAACGCTTGACCGTTAACTTCAGGACCACCGGGGGCGGAGAATCTGCTCACCATAACGTGTTCATTCTTGCCTCTATTCGGCACAGCCCAATCGGACATTCCAGAGACAGATGGAGATCCTGCACCAGCTATTGTGGCGGTAGAAATACCATCATTGTCTACAAAATACCTATTGTTAACATCTCTGTCTGGTATTTGTATAATTTGGTAGTCTTTGCTATAGTTTCCATTATATACTTTTGTCGACCCTAGTTCATTAACGGGAGGATAAGCTGTGTTTGGTCCTGCCGTACTAGTGGTTGATTTTATATTTTTAATGTTCAAGGGACGTTTTGCAACCTCGCCTCTCATCAGAGTATTTCGTGGGGCGTGTCTGTTCAAATCAAAAAGATTATAAAAATCAAAGTTAACCCCATTTGGATTAGCCGTTATAGTTCTGAATGCATACCATGCCTCTTGTCTTACTTGCGCTACGCCTATGTTTAAGCCAGCGTGTCTATATGCGTATCCACCAACATTTTGTTGAGTGAAGGGGCCCTGCATTGGAATATCTTTGTTATCTAGATAATAATCTTGAAGATGCTGTGTTGACAGTTCGTATCCGATATGCCAAGGAGAACTTCCCGTAATAAAGGGATTATCCGTTGAGGAACTCTGAAAGGATAGTGGGGCGTATTTTCTTCCATCGAATTTCTTTTCAGTAGATATGGATGGTAACTCAACCCCAAATTCTGGTTTAAATTTTCGATTCGGCTCAACTGCATCCAAAGTGTGACTGTTGGGCTGCCTCGCTAATGTAGCTGTATTAAAAGAAACTCTTTTGCCCGATCCTGCGGGGGATTCGTTAAACACAACATTCCTAAAATTTCTGTCCTTTTGGGGTCGTGACCTATTCTGGTCATTGAACCCAGAGGCGTCTCCTCCACTGTCCGTAGAGAGAGTAACAGCTACGTCGGAAGATGCTCTGGATATTGGATTTTGGGTAGATGCATTAAGAGTATTGTGAAATCTATATACAATATCAGATGTTGCTGCCTCGAAAGCTTCATTGGCGGCGGTGTTAGTTGCCGCTATGCCTGTTGTTTTTACAGTATCGGCACTAAAAGGAACCCTATTTTTCCACCACCACATAGATGTTTTATCACTTGGTGTACTTTGAGCGCCTATATCCGCGTGATTATTTTCCCAACTAGTTAGGGATTGGTACGCCGTTGGAGAAACAGATACATTAGATCCTCCCAGACCTTTTCCCGTACTGCCAATCGGGCTTGTAACTGTAGCTTCATATACACCTTCACTATTTTGTAAAGAATTAAACTGAAATTGATTATTATAGTCGGATACTTTTTTCTGACTAGGTGCATATTTTTCTATTGTAGGGAACTTGTGACGATATTTGCCAGCCCTTTCAAATATGTGGCTTTCGACCATATTTCTTACAGAACTAAAATTTGAAGAAGCTGGAATGACCTGTTGGATCATTTGGCTGATACTCGTGTCTAACCACTTGAAATACTCGATGTACTTATCAATATCTGGCGCGTTGCTCACTCTTTCAAAGAAAATATTTCTTATTTTTTCTAAATCTTTATATTTGTCTCTATATTTGTTAACCGGCTCTCCAATTAAATTTTCTAAAGCCGATGCATCTTTTGAAGCTGCAAGAAAATTAACCATTTCTTCAGAGATATTTTGATACATACTTTTTTCTACAGAAAAGGAGAAAGTTATTGGCTTTGTTCTTCTAGTAAAGAATTCGTCATCTCTTGTTAAGACTCTTACAGCATCGTCATTATTTAGGTTTTCTGGTACCTGCTGTCTGTAAGCGTACACATATTCTCTAGATATTGATCCAGTGTTGTTGTTGCCTGATTCGAAATAAATACCTCTTCCAGTGTGTTGCTTTTCTATCAAATTAGACAGGATAGTTCCGTACCTTTCGTCGCCGGATCCGGAAGAGAAATCAGTGACTGATAATTCCCCACTGTATTGTCCAGTGTCTGAACCTGTTACATTATCAAAATCCCAATTCATAACTAAGGTTTTGATTTTTGGAATGTCAACGGAATAAGCTGTTCCCCTGTCTTGCATCAAATAGGAACTCTGCATCGCATTATATACGCCATAATTTCTTGGGTCTAAGGCGTGAGATAATAATTCATCGTTAGATAGTGGTATAGCCCAATATCTACAAGAAGATATTTTTACATTCGTTGCAGTTAAAAGAGAGCCTGTAAAATTTGTTCTATGAGCACCAATGTAAATTCTTTTGTTTTTATTGTTTATTCTAACGCCTTTGGATTCAGAGATGGTTTTCTTAATATTGAAATTATTTTGTACAACATCTCCAACCAAATTATAACCAGAAAACTCTACTGTATAATCGGTATCTTCAGACCCGCTAAGGCGACCGACATTAGGATACTTATTTGGATAGAATTTGACTGCTAAATTCCACCTTTCGTTGTTATACACTCCCTTGTACGTATCTGAACTCAACTCTGGGATGTATCCCATAGTCGAATCAGCCGGATTCGAAGATGTCAAAATGAAGCGAACGTTTTTACTTTCTGGCTCTAGGTTGTTTCCCTTTTCCTTAACAGCATAAACTTGAAAGTTTGAAAAATCGACATCAGCCCAACTTGTATCCCCTTTAAGAGCGACTGATCCAGCCTCCACGACTGCTTGGTGTGCCCCAAATAGAGATGCCGATACCGATGAATAATCGTAATCGCCAAAAGAAGGGTCTTGATATCCCGGTAGTTTAGGAAAAATCACTTCCGATTCTACAGTAAATCCATTTTCAGAATCCCAAGCTGCTGCCAGAGCACCATTACTTCCCGTGATAAAAGATACAGAATTAGAATTTCCGGAACTTGTCATTTGAAAAACAGTTGCATTATTTCTACCAGCCCGACTGAAGTCGGCGTAAGACTTTCTAATTGTTTTCGGAATATTATTTCCCTTTAGATCTAATTTGGCGTTATTGGCATAGAAGTTGATACTATATAAATCATCATCGACGCCAAAGCATCTCATCATATTTGTGATCGATTTAATAGTCCCCTTTGTCTTGTTGATATAAAGAAGATTATTGTAAATATTTGAATATATTTGATTTTTAATGTCTGCTAGATTTCTCTCAAACTCTCTTTCGTCATCCCTATTGGCTAACGCCTCAAATACAGCAGCGTCAGAAAAGATCTCTGGGACTGTGAATCCAGTATTTGCCAAAAGCCTGTCAGCAAAAGGAAGAGGCTTGTTTAAACTACCGCTTGCTGAACCGCTTACATAATTTGGGTTTTTTAGAGTTGGAACACTTTGGATTTGCAAGAACAAGTTATCAAAATAACTAGCGATAATTTGATTGAGGTATAATGCCTGATTCCTTCCTTTACTTTCATCTTCATCAATAATCCAATTTGGCAGCATATTGAAAAGATACATAGAATTTCTAGTATCATATTCCCTGCCCTTATAGCTTGCGCTATCCTTATAAGCAACAACGCTTGGGTGAAAATTGTAAATAATCGGATCTTTAAATTCTTTTTGAGCCGCTCCTTTTTCTACAATAGCGGAAGATGTAGAGCGCATCGCCTCCGTATAATTTGAGATATAGCCATTCGATACTCGCCCAGAGTAATCTAAAGTTACCCTGTCAATCGATGAGGTAGCCGTTACGCCTTCGTTAAATTTAAAATATACTCCCAAATTGACTGGATTTGTATCTTCATAGAATTTCGAAGATTGAGTACCAAAGTCGCTATTTGTACCGCCAGCGATTTGCTTGAACCAGTTAAAACTGATATCGTCAGAATCTCTATGGATGGTCCAAAATCTAAATTCATCGAAAGAGGATCCAGTTAAAGAGCCATAGCCTGCTGTAACCCCGGATGTAGATGCATCAGATCCGGGAGGGTGCTTATACGCTCCGATTGTTGAGTTGAAAGATCCAGTTGAAACGTTTTGAACAATTGTACCAGTCAGTGTTGTTTCTATCAAATTTCCATTAACGTAAAAATTAATTCTTAAAGGATCGGATGCGGTAGTGCTACTATTTTCAACAGTAAACGCCAAGTGATTCCAATCTGACAGGTCTATTCCAAGAGATGAAGTTAGGTCTTTAGCTGCAATTGCTGCTCTTTGAACGCCAGTAGTCCCACTCATATATGTGACGTTGAACAGAGTGTTGGTAATAAATTCACCATTCGGAACATTCGACCCATCTACATCATATCTACTTTCAATCAGGAAGCGACCATAATTTGCATTTCCAATGGCTTCCCCGTTCCACAAATCGAAGTAAGCATGTGAAGGGGAGGTTTGACTTGAAGAAGGAAACGTTGGCAACTTTAACCAGAATTCAACTGTATTTCCTTTTGTGCCGTCAATAGTAAAGTTTTGCTTTTGCTGGGTTGTGGCATCATATATGTTTGCTTTCTGTTCCGCTTCTTTAAAAGAAAGTTCTTTAGCATAGGAAGACGAAGCATACGCCGGAACAGAGGCAGCATGGGGACCACCTCTAACCGATATGTATTGCGGAGCGTCTGATAACTTGTATACATCAGTATCTGCTGGTGTTTTGGTAGTGCCGATACTACCCCATGTTTGACCGATTTGAATATAACCGTTTGTTCTTGGGTATTCGTATTCAAAAATATAATTATCGAAATAGGATGATTCGTTGTGCCATTGTAATCTTTCTTTCAAAGAGCCATCATACGGATAATATCTATTGATGTTCTCCACAGCTTTGATATAGTATTGTTCTGCTGAGCCAAATTTGGCAAAGTTAGCAGGATCAGAAAAATTTACTTGAGGTATGTATCTGCTTCTATCAAGAAAAAATTCAGACGCATAGTTGGGGGACTCTATTTTTCTGGAAACGACATCTAAACTAGTGTTTACAACGGAGAATATAAATCCGTTGCCCACTGCTGGCTTAAAAATAGCCTTATCAACTCCGCCAACAGGCCCTACTGGCACATTTAAGCCTTTGCCCTTCGAATATTGCTTCACGACCCCGTGGTGTCCAGAGATTCCGGGGCCCTTCAAAAATGGCGATCCACCATATAAGTCGTATACTGACATTATTCCCCTACCTTAAATTTAAATACTTCTTTTTGCTCTCTATATGAGCCATTCGAGTAATAAGCAAATTTTAATCCGTATTCATACCCAGCCTGCAAGATGCTCATATCTAAATCAAAATAATTACCAGATAAATCATAAGATAATCTTGTATAAGAGCCTGCCGAGCTAGTTGCCTGTGGGGACGTAGCAGAACCAGTTCCGTAAGAAATTACCTCGTAATCGTCCGTAATTCTATATAAGCTAAAATAGGCATCTTCAATAACTTCTGGTGATTGAGTTCCTTGTACCACTGTATAATTATTCGGATTCCAATTTTTAGATCGAACAAATAGCCTAAATCTCGCCTCTTCTTCTCTAGAGTAGGAGCTTTTTAAATTATCTATAGTTGTGACATAATCTGGATCTGGGTTATGATCATAGCCGTCTAGCGTTTTAAGTTCTAAAGAAGAGCCTGTGCTGAATATAGTTGTATCATTCCAATGCCAGACAGGATAAACTGAGCCAGAAAAGCCAGCCGTTCCTTCCGAGTGCGATATTGCGAACGAGGCTGTATAAATACCTGTGTCTACGATGCCGCCCGTTACATTTGTGTGAGTATTTGCCAAAACACCGCCACCAACTGGCAATTTAAGCTTGTCGTAAACATTTCCCGCAGAATTTGAATAAAGGCTAACCATTATTACCTCTGCGTCCTGATTTGCACCCGCTCCGTCTTTGAACGCAGGTATATTCTGTAGTTTGCCTTTTACGTAATTGTATAAGAATATGTTATTTATATTGTCTGTCGCAGATGCTAGAGAACTGCTCTGTATTAAATTCGCAGCATTGTCTTTATTTGTGGAATCCCACCGAGCCTCTAAATTTGGTCTCTTCAGAAAGTATTCACTTGATCTAGCAAAGAACTTTTTGGTATAATTTGAATAAGAGCCTGTTTCAAAACTAGAAGATAGGAACACTCCTAGTCCGTAATTGGGGATTCCTGTGCCTGATGCGAAATCAACTTTTGAGTGCTGACCTGTCGAACTAGTAATATCTATAAGACCCAATCCGCCAACTGTATTTCCCGCTAATCCAATGTCCTGCATCACAAGAGCATTTGCAGTGCCGGGATCATTTCTAATTGATGTCATTCTTAGCTGTGATGTGTTGTTTATTGCTTCCGCAACTCTGTCGGCAACATCTGAATTCGAAGATGCTCCATTTAACCCGATTGTACTTCCAGCACTAATGGCAGTAGAAGTATCATATTTGAACGTCACAGAGGTTCCTTGGGCGTCTGTTAAAGAAAATTCAGTTCCATTATAATCGTCCGGTACCGTACCTGATTCGTCTGCAATTATTACACCGGAGGCAGCAACGCCACCAGTCATCCAGTCTTCAACAATGTTACTAATGTCTACTGATAAATCTTCTGTTCCGTCGACAAAAGAGACAGTATACGCTGGCGATAGAATGCTTTCTGCAAAATCACCACCCTCAGTTAACCAAGTAGAATTACCATCACCCGGAGCACCTTTTCTCAACCAGTTAGATCCAGTACCTTCGTAGGTCTGATCTGTATAATTTTCCATATCCAGACCTCGACCTTCTTGCCAAGAACCAGAACACACCTTTACAACCATGTTGAAATCTTTTGGCAATGTAAAAGAATGAGGAGCATTATACATATTGAGATACCAAGCAACGCTTCCGCTAGCTGGGATCTTTCCGTCTGCTCTGTCTTGGTTAAGCTTATCGATATCGAATTGTATTAAGATTCTAGACTTTTCAGAACTATTGGAGGCAGAAGCAGTTCCTTGTGATGATTGACCATAGATATAGAAAGCCTCAAGGGTGTCTGCTGCGCCCATATTGGATCCAGTACCTCGCGTACTCAAGTCCATCTGGTAGGCATTTGTTATCGTATTGTCTGCTGTCGCAATATATCTTTTAATAGCCATTATTTAATTGTCCCTACTATATCTGTATCCGGGTATTTAAATTCAAAAACAACATCAGATGGAGCAATTATCGACCTCCCATCTGCTGTAGTCATTTGATCAATATTGAAAATTGATGTCGAATACGCCGAGCCTGTCTTCTTTACTATTTCTAAATTCACAACATCCAATAATCCCTGAACATTATTTAAGACCCTCAATATGTCTCCGTACCTAATTGGCTCTCCAATATTCATTTTAGCATTTAAAAAATAAAACTTTAATTGACTTAGTGCGGAGTTTAAAACATCATATGAATTAAAATTAGTATCCGCTATAATAGAAAAATTAAGACCTAAATTTACAATTTTAGCGTCTAAAATATCCAGCGTGTCATTGATCATTTTGTTGTTGGACAGCCAAACCTTTAAATTGTTTTTGATTGTTTCGCTTGAGTTAGCAAAATTGCCAAGCTGATCTTCAGAAATAACATATATGTTCAAGTTTCTTTTAAAAGAATTTAAATCTTGAACAATTGATGCCCTTTTTACTGATCCAAATTTAGCTGGCATATTGTAAATTAAAGATATATAATCTTGCTGTGTAACTGCCCTGTTTTGAGAAGTGAACATACCATATGCTTTATATTTTATTTCCTCAGAGCTATCCTCTCTGGTACTTCCAACAATGGGATTTTCGTTTTCAAACTCTAAAGAGTTAATAACATTGCTGACTTTTGAGTCGATTAAGGTATTAATTTCATTAAAATCAAAAACTTGCTCGCTAACATTAACTAAAGATTTTGAAGCAATGTTTACATTATTAGGGCCGTTAATTCTATATACAACAGATAAAGTTGTATTAGATGGAGAAACACCCAGTTTATCACCTGAAATTAAATTTGTTGGATCAAAAGACTTGTCACTAACATAATCTCTGCCATGTAATTGCATAGCAACCTTAGACGGATCTGAAATTACTTCGTTTGTTATATTGCTTTCTGATCCGAAACCAAATTGGATAAAAAATCCATCCCTGCTTGTTTCCGTTATAAATCTTCTTGGTACAGGAAGGGGCTTTAAAGAAAATAGAGGCTCCGTATTTAATACTTGAGTTGTTAAATCAACACTATTATTTCTCACGGGAACATATACGGTATCTTGTGTTAAGTAGTCGACTTCATAATACTGATTTCCTTGAGTGTCGAAAATAGAAACGACCTCAACAATGTTGCTGCCATCTAGTTGAAACCTAGGAAATCTTTCAAATTCTCCGACATCTATCGTTTGAATTTCTAATTCTCCAGAAATAACTTGCCCATAGGTCTTAAGAGCGTAGGATAGGGGCGCTCCACTTATAGAGTCAACTGTAGCCACTATAGACTGCACGTTGACACTATTAAAATTAACATCCTCGGCTAAAGTAAAAGTTGTGCCGCTAGTCGTTGAGAACTTTGTTCCCCTCCTCAATATAGGAGCATAGCTATAGTCGGGTGTGGAGGCTTCCTCTTCGCCCGAGACGTTGGCTGGTATTACAACGTACAGAGTCACAGGTCCTGAAGAAACTGGGATGCCTGATTTTCTATATCCCAATTGGCGGCTTAATTTCACAACATTGTTGTATTCATTCGCTGTATCTAAAAAAGACTCATTAACTTGGTAGTCTAAATAGAATGATAATATATCACCAACATAAGCGACGGTATCAAGCATTAAAGACCCAAATGAAGCCTCGCTAAAATCTTTAAAATTGTCTGGATAATATCTTTTGGTATACCCCAACAGATCATCCTTGATGGAAGAGAAGTCTCTGCTGGTATAATTTATTGGAACTAATCGTTTTTTATCAAAAGGCACTCTATAATTTCTCCTTATTCCATAAGTAGTATTATTCCTCTATTATTAATAATAGAAAGAAATTAAAATCCATAGTTATTAACAGTTAGTTGCAGTTCGTCTTGTGCATTTATAGCCGGTATAATGTAATTTATTTTTACATACAGAGTATTCAGAGAGAGAGTTGCATCTTCTTCGGAGGTTACAAAAGATATGTTCCTAATTTTAAGAAAAGGCATATACGTACTCACTTGAATAGATATTCTGCTTCTAACTTTGTCAAAAAGCAAAGGAGAAATAGGCTCAAAGAAGAATTTGTATAGTCCAACTCCAAAATCCGGCAACATAATCCTCTCTCCGGGACCTGTCAAGACCAGCATCTTAAAATTTTGTTTTATAACATCAGACATATTTTTGAGCATGATGTGGCTTGTTTCATCTCCCCGAGCTAGGGGGAGTTTTGGAGAGTAATTTGGCATTTGAAAATCCTACTTATTTGTTTAATTCGCTTTGGGCGGAAGCAGCGATTCCTTTTGGACCGCCCTTGTCCTTAATAAACGGTGCTTGGTAAGCATACGCCTTGTTTCCCTTTATATCGTAAATAGATTCGAAACTTTGTTTTATTATTTCTTTTGTTTTATCAAAGTTTTTATTTACATTATTATCAGTGACTATTCCTAAAACATTGTAAATCATTAACATAGTTGCTAATTTTGGAATTGGTATTGCATAAGAATACAAAGCCTGTATTTCAACACTGTTGAACATATCATTTACATTTTTTTGTATCTTTTCTGCTCCCGACCCTTGTTTAACATATTGATTTAATTGAGACAATATTGTATCACCGTATTCCAGTGCATAATAAGAATCCACAGGCAACGAGAAGGGAGAGAGAAAATCATTGCTAATGTCTATTTCTTTATTAATTACAGGAAATATATATGTACTATTGATAGTTTGCGCTTCTGTGCCTTGTGATATTTCTGTTATTGTCAACACCTTTTCTCTTTGGGAAAATTTTAAAACTTCTGGTGCCGTTTCACTATTCGCTAACAATGTAGTGTTGATATTGTTAATCATATCTTTTATTTCTTGTACCTGTGGAGCATCGCCCTGATTAATGATAAGTTCTCCAAAGGCATCTTTTTCGTTGGTGCTAACAACAGCATAACAAAGCCTAACTCCCAACTTTATTGACTTAAAGAAGGAGGAAAACGACTTTTTCTGATCTTCTGTCGATATATTATAGTGACCCTCAGCAATATTAGTGGTTGAATTAGCCATTGTACTCCATATTTTATCTATGGCGGCGGCATTAAGAACACCTTTTAGATTATTATCTTCTCCAAATGGATCCGGCAACGGATCTTCAGGGACATATGGACCATTATCCCCTAGAGGATCATTTGGATCCTCCACAAATGGGTTAATCGGCAAGGCTCCATCTGGTGGGGGTGGATTAAACCCAAAAGGGTCTCCTATTACTTTTATAATATCTCTATTTGCTACATTTTCATTATACATTGGGTCTTCTGGGGATAGTTCTTCAAACCTATAGTAATATTGGAATACAAATTTCCCATTTTTAAATTCTTCTAGACCGCTTCCTTCAAACAACGAAGAGGCGAGTGGCGCTTCTCCTTCATACTGTGAATATATTTTTTCATGAACCTCCTTCATTGTCTTGTAAGATATGAAACTTACAGGATTCACCTCTTTGTCCATAATGTGCGCTTTTAGTGTTGTTTCTTTTAATTTATCTTTTATAAAAGCGATTGGTCTTTCAATATTTTGCCTAATATAATAGCACGTTGCATCTTTCCAATTTTTAATTTCAAAATCTCTGCCTAAATTAACATCATATATTTTACCGTCTATAACGCCGGTTTGCAATCCAAATTCTCCCGGCAATCCCGGCTTAGGAGAATCCAGAGAGGCAGTAAACTCTGGCTTTTCATAAATCATTCTTGTTATGATTGTATACCACTTAAATTTGTATCCACCTTCTTGAGAATTAAGCCAGATATTAAATTGTTCAAAAACAAATTGCACGATTATCTCATTTAAGAACACTTCTTTTGGAAAGAACGGGGCAACAAACAGGCCTTTTGCAAATGTTTCTCCAATGAAAAGCTGCATCATAGAAGATACGACAGCCTCTAACATAGAGAAGTGTGGCATGCCTATGACTTCAGAATTTGGATCATAGAATTTACTAAAGTCATATGCTTGCTTTGCTAATTTAGAAGAATAATTGAAATCAATAAACGTCTGCGGTCCTTTTGAAGAAATAACAGATGCGCCGGTAGAGGTTAGCTTTACATTTTCAACCTCTAATCTTCTTAAACTAGGCAATATATCAAATATACTAGTGATTTGTGGGTTTGTAAGGGCAACTGCTGCTAGTGGTACAGATATAACAGGGTTGGCTGCTGCAAGTGTGACCAATGCAGCAGTCGTCAGTGGATCTTCCTGCCACCTGCTAGCATCATACTTTTTCAACATATTGGAGTCGGAGCAAGTTTTACCCATTTGATCAATCATTGAACTTAATATAGAGTAATAAAGGGGACCAGCAAAGAAATCCTTCAACACTTCAGTGTCTTTGAAATTAGATAAAAGGAGATTTGAGAAAAATTGTGCCTGTTCGGGTCTAGTTCCGGCTCCTGTTTCCAATGGAAACGTATTTAAATATGCCTTTAGTTCGTCACCAATACCTATTTGCTCTCCCTCAATGACTGCCTCAATGCCGTCCTTGCTTGATATCACAACACTGTAATTGTCCGTGTATTCTGGCTCACCGCTTTCTGGGTTTATCGAGGGCTGTGTTAGTCTCAAATGAACGAAATCACTATCGGTTAAATCTGCCTTTATCATATCTATTTCAGCAGCGTTACCAAAGTTAAGACCATCAGATAATTTAGCCATGAATTTATCAATCGTTATAATTTCGCCGCTATCAAAAACTTCCAGCCCTGCTAAATTATTTTCTTGATCTTCTTGAAAAATAGCCATCGGAGCAGCTATCAAGGGCGGCAGCGATAAAAGAGTTTCTAGGGCTGAATTTTTCTTAACTAATACATTTTCGCTCGCTTTTGTAAACTTATTGGTATCATTAATTAGTTGGCTTTCTATTGGAATAAGCATTGTTTCAAGTGCCTTATCCAAAGCATGATTAGCGGTGTCTGTGGACAAGCTTGACATTAATGCTTGTGTGCCCTTTCCATCACTAAAAAGAGGAGGCAACTGAGAAGATAAATCATCGTTGTCTCTGATAATTTTTGCTAATTCTTTATACTTATCGAGGTCATGATTTAAATTTCTATTGGCGATTTCATCAAATCCGGGTATATTCCCGCACTTATCAAATAAATTCTGTTTTGCGTCGTCAATCAAACTTGAACATAAGGACGGATCATCTATTTTTAAATTAGTCACTTCCTCCAAGAAGTCAAATAATTCTGGTGATACTTTGGTTCCCATACAAGCAAAAAAGTCTTCTATTTTACCTAAGTCTCCAAGTTGAGCTTCTATACTTGGATATCCAACCAATATTGATTCGACCACTTCTAATGCCGCCTTTGGTGCGCTTCCATCGAAAAGACCCAGCACTTCTGACGTCGTTAAGGACTTTGAAACTTTAGACATCATATCGGTCACTACTTGCTCTGTAAGAGATACTCCGTCTATTATTAAGCCGCAATTAAGCATATCTCCGCCATACTCCTCTATCAAAGTAGGAATATCTTGTGATCCAAAATCCTGAACTCTTGTTTCGCCAGTCGCACAATTTAACTCTGGGCAAGTTAACAAAGCGTCCAGTAGTGATGCGATAAGCTCTAATAGAATTTGTGCTAAAGCAAATTCCAACAATGCCTTCAGAGCAGAGATCAATGCTTGCAATATGTCTGTGGTGGGCAGCCTAAAGAAAACTGATGGAATGTTGAAGCAAAAAGAACAAAACAGGTCTTCTGATGGTATTTTTTCCATAAAGGCGTCTTTCTTTTTAAAGTTTCCATCTTCATCAACAAAATTTGTATTAAATGTGGCACCCTTTGAGTCAAAAACGTTCTTGGGATTATTGGCAATCGTGGAAGGATCTAGATTTAAACCACCAGACCCCCCTGTAGCATCGATGGTTAGATTTGGTATTCCTATCTCATCAACCCCAATGACATCAAGAAAACATTTGCATATTTTAGCGTATAAAACTTCAGGTGTAATGTAGTTCAAGACATAAGAATACAGATCATCTAAATCAAATATCTTTCCCTTTAAATCTCTTAATGCTGCCCCTGATGAAAGCCAATCCCCAACGTACTGTTGAACCCTGTCAGCCTCTTCTTCTAGCGCTGCCAAAAATTCTCCATTCTGGGCGACAGTTGTTTGTCCATCGATTTCAGATAAGAAGTTAAAAAAACTAGTTCCTTTTCCGGATGGGGGCTTTGGACAAGGAGGAAAAAACTGAAGAAGACTGAACTGAAATGCCCCTAAATCATATCTAGGGTGCAGGTCCAATTGTGCATCAAGTCTTTCGGCAATCCCCATCATAATAGACGAAAACGGAGGCAATTGAAAATACTCTAGACCGCAAGAGTTTGAAGGTAAATCAGATGGTCCTGCGACATTTTTTGGAATTATCTGCGGCTTTGGCTCTGGTATCCATTCGTTAACGAGAGTTTCCCACTTTAAAAGTGGATTTTTTAACTCTCTGTGGTAATATAACAGAGCCATTGTATTTGGAAAACTAAAAGGTTCTAGGTTTTTAAAGTAGTCAAAACCTACATCTAATAAGGATTCTGATGATGTGTTAATATCGTTAGCATCTTCAATATAAGACATAAAAGTAATGTTAAAGTTCTCATCAAACCCTATATTGATAATATTGTCAGTTTGTTTTGTGATATCATATCCATTAACTGCAACTATTTTCTTTATCGATACAGGCACAAACGATAATCTTTCTGATTCCTTTGAAAGATCCAAGCCGCTAACTGTAAATTTAGAACTAAAAATATCTAGATAAATTTTGTTTAGTGAAAATAACGCTTGTTGTAAGTGCAATTCAAAATACCTTGAGTCTAAAGACAATATTCGCGCTGCATCTTTCTTAAGCTGATCTAGAGAATCTTGATTGGATGGAAAAGAGTTAACATATATTCCACCGACTTTAACAAGTATTTTAACCCTAGAGCCGGGTCTGGCATCGAGATGGTAATCATCTGCACGGCAAACAAGGTATGTTTCTGCTAATTTTTGCAATTCTTCGTCAGAATATGACTTGTTATAAAAATCAAGTATCTTTCTCAATCCTTGCACTTTAGCTATTTCTTTCATATTTTCAAGAGCCGATTCACTAGCAATGCAATCTTGTGGTAATGTAACACTTACCCAATGCTCCCCATCTTCTCTGTGATAATAGGGCTGGTCTATATTCCTATACCAAGTTGGCACAAGGGCTCTTGCCATATCGGACATAAAAGTGACATCAGTTTCTTGTAATTTATAAGGGAATTTTTGCTCAAAGAAGATTTTTTCTGATTGATTTCCTAGAGAAAAAGAATTTGGCAATATTGTCTTTAGATAAATTGGATTTATAAATCCTTCCTTACCGTTATGGGCTGATTGAGGGTCCACAACTAGTATTTTATTAAATACGCCTTTTCCGTTTACCCATTCTTTCAATACTTTTACAATTGTCTGATCATCCAGATATCCAACGTTGTCAGCATCCCTGCCCGGAGACTCCTTAAATTTTATGGTAGGTTGACCCACCTCTGATAAACAGACATAGCTTGTGCATGCAAAAGGATCTTCAGAATTTTCTATGAAAATTTGCTCCGCCCTTTCAGCAACCTCTGTTGGGGGATGTGGAGTGCAGTCTAGATCTGGATCAGAGCCAACCAACGATGGGAAGTCAGAGAAATCTACTCCGAGACCAGATCCGAAATCATACTCGCCATTCTCATAAGCATCAATTAATTCAGGAGAAGTTAGGTTACCGTTTGATTTTCCTAATAACTCAGGAATATTGAATCCAGCATTTTCGTACTCTTCTATTGTTCCATCAAGGGCTGCGACTCCTTGTCCGACCAGATCGAGAATAAGTTTTCTTTCATCGATATCTATTTCTGTAACATATCTAATTTCGACGTATCTTCTTAGACTGTTTGTACTGTTACCATTTTCGTCAAAATGAGGTTCAGTTACAATTTTTAGAGCAGCAGATACAGTATCTTCCATGTCTGCTTGACCAAAATCATCCTTATAGGTCTTTAATAGCGGAGTAACTATCTGATTTGGTGACTGTGGCATTGGTGTTGTCGGAATAGTTTGCTTATCGGGACAAGGATATATTCTCAAGCCAGTAACCCATTCAGGTATACCAAAGTTTATGATGGCAGATATTGTTGGATTGTCCGATAGGGCTTGCTGTAGATCGTTCTCCTTAGCATCAGAATCTGTTAATTTTTTCCACATAATGTTCTTTATATCTTGCGAAGATCCAGCATCATATTTCCAAACTGGTAGAGCAAAATTAGATTGACTAGTGACCCTAATGTCAGCAGAATCAGGATATGATTGGTTTAAATCTTTTCCAAACGAAGCATTTTCTTTAAATGTCCCAGCATCTAAAAATCCTATAGTTTGAAGTTGTACGGGATCACCGGCTCCGGTGTCATCGTTCCCCAAGTAATATGTTGCCTCAAGACCTGCAAAAAGAGATTCAATTTCAGATACATCTTGCTCAGGGCTTAAAATAGTTGGAATGCCAACATTTACGCTTTGTCCTTGATCTAAAGAATTTTGATCAAGTTCGACGGCAGCAATCGCTTTTTCATTTTGAACATCAAGTAAAATGCCCTCTTCAAATCCAGAAGGTCTTTTTAGGTACAAGTAACTAAGAAGCTTTGTAGATAAAAAGTAAGACTTATCTAGTTCATCGGTGAAAGATGAGGCGTCTTTCTCATATCTATTAACAAATGGCGGAGGAAGATATGGTGCTGGGCCCGGATCAAATATGCCTTTGGTATTATCAAGCCCCCCAGCGATGAATCCTGTTGCTTCTTCGGAGTTTATTGGATCAAGTGTATAGTTTCTGTGATATTCAGATTTAAAGTTAACAGATAACTTATTTCTAAATCTTTTTTTCTTTTCGCTCTGATCTGACTTATTAATAATGTCTAAGTATGCGCTTCCTTTTTGGGGATCAAATGTACCAACTGTGTGCGTATAGCCTAGGTTGTCCCAACCAAAAGAAGGTGCTGGCTTGTTTGCTCCGGGGTTTTGGCTTTGTAATTCGTGACCAATTCTAAATTTCCTTAACACGCTTTTTGGTGTAATGCCTGTTGCGAGGGCTCCGGGAGAGATAATATCTGAATCATTAAGTGGCGAGATGAAACCGCCCTCTGGAGTTTGCTCTCCATAAGAAAGAAGGAAATCAGAATCCTGCTGCAACATATGTAAGGGTGTAATATTCTTAACATAATTGAAAATTAAAGGATATATCGTATTAAGAGTTTTAGCAGGATCATTTCTATATGAAAATAAGTCGTCTTTAGAAACATTGTCAGGTACTAATTTGTACATCGAAGCAATGTTTGTTTGCTCAAAGTTCTCGTTGTCTTCATTTAAATAATTTGTTGGTTTATAGTACCAAGCAGAATATGGAAATTGTCCCAGTGTTAGCGCTAAAGAATTTAAATCTTGATCTTCTAAGACATTAGAATTTTCTTGGTTCCAAACAAAATTTGCTCCAGCCGGGGTGGCTCCTTCTCCAACTACGGAGTATGTATCACTTTCTGCGCTAGAACCTAAAACGTGATCCTTGGAGGATGGGTACCAAGCCCTTGCATATGTTGGCGTCAACGGATTCGTATAATGATTCCAATTTGGCTTAAACTGTAAATCTACAAGTTTGCTTTTTGTAGTCTTTTGAATGTCATTGTCAACGGCAAACCCGGTTGCCTGAGCATCTATACCAATGGGTTCAACAAAAGCCAGAGTTCCTATAGATAGGGTGTTTGGATGCTCACCGTAGCCGCCCATAGACCCGTGTAAAACGCTGTAATACTCATCGGAGGCATCATAAGAAAAGACACCCTGTTGGGAATTTATGTCTCCTAAATCTTTAAAATCTATAGAACTTACATCAGGTAAATCTCCTGATATAAAAGAAGGTATTTCTCCGAGTTTACCAAGTTGATATAACCCTTGAGCATACTCGGTAAAAATTCCATTGCCTTGAATAAAGTCGTTGTAGGCATTGGAATTTGGGACAGTCATCAATCCTTCATCGTCAGCAAAAAGTTGATAAGCATAGTCTATGTCTTTTGCAATAACTCTTTTTCTAGTATTATTTTGAGAAAAATTTGTATAATTTATCTCGTCATTATCTAAAAGATTGCCGGGAGTTAAGTTTGCGGCTGGAAATCCAAAATAGTTGTAAATTAATCCGTACCTAATTGATTTACTAATAATTCCAGAAGTTGTTAGCAGTTGAGCAAAGTCTTGTGGTTGGTAAAACCTATATAACTGTTCAAAAGTTAAAGGACTGCCCTCTGACGCGTCGATACCGTCAAAGTTTATCTGTTCTAAAGATTCATCGTTGTAGAGGGGAAACCTCATAACAACTGAGGACTTGATTTTTAAGGGACTATTTGGTGGACTGACTTTAAAATAGAACTCGGAGTCTGGCTTAAGACCGTCAACTATTGGATTAGTCTTGTCTATAACAGTATCCACACTTACGACAATCGGTGCTTTGAATTTGTCTAAATCAGCCATTCTTATTATTCGTCCTAGTAAAGTATATATCTAGTTTACATGATTTGATCTACTATTTATATATCTTGGTCCATATTGTTCCAAAAATTCTATTTCTTCAGCGATATTATTGAAAGTCTGGGTAATCTGAGAAGGTATATCAGATATTAATCTTTTAATTTGTGATGTACTACAAAACACGCCAAGTTCAATTGAAGGAATTGCAACTCCCGGTCCTGCCGCCCCGCCAGTAACGTGTGTGTGGGCTGTTAGCATTGCTTCTAGCGAGGCTTGGCTTAAAGATATCGAATGGATCATTTGTGCCAATCTTCTTGAGTCATCAACCATATACTTCAATAATTGAACTAAATTATCACCTTTTACCATAGGCTGTAGGTCCGAATCGTCATTTCCTGCGATGATATCAACACCCAAAACAACGTCTGTTTTTCCGCCTTTTGAATTTGTATCATCGGTTCTTGTTACAAGCTTTATGCCCTCTCTTCCTATAATTCTGACATTATCTGCCTTAATGCCAATACCGGATCTACCAGTTGGGTTCCCTATTCTTCCGGGTACAATACCAAAATTTATATCAAGATCTGTTCTTTCCGTAATGTAAATACGAGCAGAATCAGATTTAAAATCGTTATCTGCCACAATTGCTATATCATTATCATCAACATTTGTGGCTTCTCTTCCTGTCCTCCCTACAACAAGATCTATTGCGCTAGCTCCATCTGCGCCTATCCCACCATAACCGGAGCCTTTGGGTCCGGGTCTATCCCTGCCCAAAACAATCCAATTATTATTTTGACCTTGATAAACTATTTCGCACTCTGCTTGATTAAATAAAGGTGTGGCTTCAATCTTTTTAGAACCCATGAACCCTTTATTTCTATAATATTCATTTGAGTCATTACCTACATTTTCTAATTTAGCTTTAAGATTTTTAGATATCTTATCTAAATCTGTTAATTTAATTCTATCGTTGCTTTTTTTATCAAATCTAACAGGCATACTTTACTCCTTATGCTGGACCTTCAGGTGTGTCAAACCTGAGATGGAAATGATTTCCACTGTATAATGCGCCACCGCCGGGTCCCAAACTAAGCGATGCTCCCGGTGATGATGATAAGCTTATTATTTCCATTATTACCATTTGAAGCGTTTTGCTACCATATGTAGGATGACTCGGGTCAAATCTAGCAAGAATTTGTCGCGGCTGAATAAAGATTTTAGAGATCTTTGGGCAAAGGGCAACATTATCGGGGGCATCAAATATTGCTTGAAATAAAATTGCCATGGCATCTAAATTTTGCTGTGACCAGTCCTCAACTCTAATGCTTGCTCCTGTTGATGATGCAACTGTCTTCTTGGGAATAGGGTACTGAAAACTGCGTATATCGTTGGTTGTGGGGGGTGTGAGATAGTCCCATACGGTTGCTATATCAATGTCCTCTCCAACTTTATGAGACCTGTGTGGTGCTCCGGAAGATTTTGGAGTGGGCGCACCAAATCTAATTGTACTAGCATCTCCAAAAATCAAATATTTAGTAAACGGTTTCTTGGGTGTTCCCATGGGAATATGACGATTATTAGCGTTAAAATCTCCTGCTAATCCGGATATATTGCTAGCGTATTCGCTGGCTATCCATAGCATAGCATCGACACACGGTGCTTGCATATAGTGATCGCTATAAGCTCCGGGCTGAAACAAATAGCCTGTCGACATTGCTTCTGCTTCGGTTGTGACCAATGGTATTGGAAACAGTTCGCGGTCGATAGTGCCGGTTAATTCATAATATAACCTTGCTGCTCTTTCACTTGTGTTAGTAGTTTCATACGTTCCAACCGCAGTTGGGTCGACTGGTTCAATATATATCGGACCCTGTAGTGTTTCTCTATTTTGAAAATCAACCCACACCAAACTTCCCAATTGCGGAATTATGGCATTCGCCGTCCTAGATAAAAAAATCGGATACAAATTAATTATATCGTGGTTTGGATCAGATGTTAGATTATTTGGCAATTCATAAGGTATAGGCAAGCAAGAGTGAATTTCTGGTATTCTTACACGAATCTGTAACAGTTTAACATCATCGTGTGCGGCAATCGTCCCCATAGCTACGCCGACTTTCGATGCATAACTAGTTGGGTCGACATAGCCAGACTGATTTGTATATCCGTCTATTCTCATTACAATGCCCAGCATTGCACCGTTTGCAGAGGTTCCCCTGTCGCTAAAACCAGTTGCTATGGTCTTTCTCATTTGAGAAAAAAAACTAGCCTCTTCAGAGTCAAAATTTGTTTTTGTTAGGCTTCCGTAAGTTGGATTTAAAACTCCGAAGCCACTTTCTAAAATATTAGCCATTTTCAGATCCCTTTATAAGATCAAACAATTCGTTTTTATCTTCGTCAGTAAGACCCTGCTCCTTGCCTGCTTTCTTCTGGAGGAGGGTTGAGATCTTCACAAGTTGTTCGTTTGATCTTTGGAGTGTTTCAACATATTTAGCAGCGATTGTCCCCACAGATTCTTTTCTGTCTTCGTCCTTCTTGATGTAGTCCATTAACTCCATCAGAAGGGCTGTCGTGATGGCACGATCACTTCTTATGTTTTTGATTGCTTCGTCGATGTATGCTTCTAAGTCTTTCATAATAAAATAAATAGTTGAAGAGCAAAAAAGTATTACAAATCGCCTTTGTCCCACTTCTTTTTAAACACTCTATATTTCACACGCATTTTATTTAAGTTATTTACGACCTGTTTTGTGTTGAGACCTGTGATCTCTCGGATGTAAAAGTAGATTGCTTTTTTATTGAAAATATCTATGCGGTCTGGATTGGAGAAGATAAGCCTAATTGCCTCATAAACCTTCTCCTCGTTTGGCTTCATATTTCCAGTTTCCCAAGAATTGACTTCTTCCCAAAAGTTCATCCAGAATTCTTTCTCTATTCTCTTTGATTCGTACTCATTAACGACAGTAAATTGCCTAATTTCTACATTTTTTGGAATCTTGTCTAGTTGGACTTCTCTCTTATTCTCAATCGTTGTCTTTTTAACCTTGTGAATAAACCAGTTCTTTGTGATCACGCTGAAGTATGAAAAGGCTTTGGAGCCCTTATTTGGATCATACTTATCTAAAATAGTTGTAAGCCAGATCTTGCATTCATCCTTGAGAACATCAATATTTGGAAGGTTTGTAAATTTATAAGTGTAGATAATCTTGTCGACCATCTCATTGAAGGCAGGTGCTATCCAATTAATATAAAGTTCTGTCCGAACTTTGATATCATCAGTTCTTGCATACTTGACTATTGCATCTTCATGATCTTGCGTAAAGTATAAGTTTTTCTTTTTTGCTTTTGGCATTATTCTTGCTCTTCATCTTCTTCTAGACCGTCATTAGTTAAATTATAAATGTCTTCGAATTCTTTTATGTCCTCTATAATTTGCTTTGAATGCTTAATCAAAGATCCGAGAGTTTCATCTCCATAATACATTTCCATTTCGTGCAAGCCACCCAAGTGGCTAGAAAAACCCTTAGCAGACACCAATAGAGATCCAATACTATCAGAAACATATAGTAGCTTAGATAGCATCTTTCTGATATACCATATCAATAGTGCATTGATGCTTACCGATATTACTAGAGAAATTATAAGTAAGCTCAACTTGTGTAGTCCTTGGTCATTTGTTTTTTATCCTCTCGAATCTGCTCTTTAGCATCTTGGATGTGCTGCTTCACGATCTTACCAGAGGTTTTACTTTTCACGTAAATTGGAACCTCTGGTATTTTATTGAGTGTATTTTTGCTTAAGCACAACTCGCAGTCAGTAAGCTCAGCAGACATGGAGTGAAATACTTCCACAACCTCTCCGCATTCGCTACATTCATAGACATAACTTGGCATTATACTTCCGTATCTTCTGCCAAATTGTCACCTAATTTAACAATCGGAGGATTTTGAACATAAAGATGTACCGGCTCTCCTTCGCCTTCGGCTCCCGGTACAAATTCCATTCCCGATAGTGTTTGTGTGATGTCGCTTTGTTCTAAAAGACTCTTTTGCAGAGCCATCATAAGGGCTCCCATTGCTTGTTTTGAAAGTTTCATAGTTCTCCTACCATTTGAAATTATCTATATAGAATTGTACCACTTTTTGTATCTCTTCGTTAAATACTTTTTGTGGTTTCCACCCTAACGAACGTAGTTTATCGTCGTTTAGAGCGTATCTTACGTCTTGACCCTCTCTCTTGAAGCCAAGATCTACATAATCTTCCCAGTTTGCCTCTGGTCCGTGAAAGACCTCGATGACTTTCTTGACTGTTTCCCTGTTCTGCTGTTCAAAGCCACCGGCAACGTTGTAAGTTTCATTGGTTTTTCCACTATTTATGATACTTATGACCGCAGATGCCGTGTCTTCGGCGTGTAACCAGTTACGTGTAGGCAAACCTTCGTCGTGAAGTCTAATCTTTTTACCTCGTTGTAAAAGTTTGACTGAAAGTGGGATGAGTTTCTCTGGATATTGGTAAGATCCGTAGTTATTGGTTGGTCGTAAGATAATATACTCCAATCCATACGTTCTAGACCAAGCTTTCACTAACATATCAGCC